GGCAAGAAGATCCAGGAAGTCGGCGGAAAGATCAAAGGAGTCGGCGAGAGCCTGACAAAGAACGTCACGGCTCCCATCATGGCGGTCGGCGGAGCATCCCTCGCGGCCTTCAACGAGGTTGATGCTGGATATGACACGGTCATCAAAAAGACCGGTGCAGCAGGTGACGCGGCGCAGGAAATGTATGACATTGTGGACAGCCTCGCCACATCAATCCCGACAGACTTCCAGACGGCCGGCGAGGCGGTCGGCGAAGTCAACACAAGGTTCGGCCTTACCGGCGACGCCCTGCAGGATCTTTCTGAGAAATTTATCAAATTCGCAGAGCTCAACGACACAGACGTCACCTCATCGGTCGACGCTGTCCAGAAGGCCATGGAGGCCTTTAACGTACCTGCGGAAGAGGCGGGCGACTATCTGGACCAGCTGAACAAAGCCGCACAGGACAGCGGAATCGATATCGGAACGCTGACGAGCCTTACCATCAACAACGCCACGGCACTCGATGAGATGGGCCTGTCCCTGGGCGAGTCGACCGCCCTCATGGCTCAGCTGGAAAAGAGCGGAGTGCCGGTAAACACCGTCATGGGAGGGCTTACCAAAGCGCTCAAAAAAGCGACGGACGAGGGAGTCCCGCTTGACGAGGCTCTCAGCAATCTGCAGGCGACGATCGCGAATTCGGACGATGACACGGAAGGCCTCGCGGCCGCCTATGATCTTTTCGGCAAATCGGGCGCAGCGGTCTTCAAGGCCGTGAAGGACGGTTCCCTGAATTTTGAGGAGCTCGGCAGGACGGCATCCGAGTCCACAGGGAGCGTATCAAACACTTTTAATGAGACTCTTGATCCAATCGACCAGTGGCAGATGACCCTCAACGAGCTGAAGCTGACGGGTGCGGAGCTCGGAACGACGATCGGCGAAGTGCTCCAGCCTGCCCTTGAACAGGTGAGCGAAGTCGTAGGCTCTCTCAGAGAAAAGTGGGCTTCGCTGTCTCCGGAACAGAAGAACATGATCGTGCAGATCGCGGGCATCGTGGCCGTGGTCGGCCCTATTGTGACAATCATCGGCTCGATTGTAACGGGCATCGGCGGTCTCATCGCGTCGATCGGCGCGGTCGCGGGCGTTCTCGGAGTCGCTGCCTCCACAGTGGGGATTGTGATCGGAGCAATTACGGCCATCATTGCGGCGATCGCCCTGCTCATCCTTAACTGGGACAATGTGAAAAAAACAGTGCAGGGAGCATGGCAGAAGGTGACCGAGTACACAGGGCAGTTAAAGGAGAACGTGACGAAGAAATTCGACGAGATGAAAGCGAACGTCAAGCAGAAGATCGACACGATCAAGTCGGACATGTCCTCCAAGTGGAATCAGATCAAATCGGACGCCGTGACAAAGGTCACCGGCATGAAGACGGACATCACCACCAAGCTGTCCGACCTTAAGGGAAAGGTCGTCGAGAAGATGAACGACATCAAAGGGAAATTCTCGGAGAAGCTGGAGGCGATCAAAGGATTTTTCTCCGACCTCAAGCTTAAGATTCCGAAGCCTGAGCTCCCTGCGCTGCCGCACTTCCATCTCGAGACGGGAACGAAAACCATCCTGGGAAAAGAGATCACCTATCCGACGGGATTCAGCGTTGACTGGTATGCAAAGGCCATGCAGAACGCCTATCTTTTCAGGAATCCCACCATCATGCAGACGCCATACGGCATGGTCGGAGCCGGGGAAGCCGGGAACGAGATCATGTACGGCCAGGCGGCACTCATGAAGGACATCACAGCAGCGGCAGCCGCGAACAACGACACGCTGGTCGGCGGAATGTACGCGGCGATGAAGGAAGCGCTCAAGAGTGCAGACCTTAAGGTTGTCGTAGGGAACAGGGAGGTCGGAAGGATCCTCAGAGAGGCAGGCGTGAAATGAGAGCACAGATAACCTATATAGCGTCTTCCGGGAACAGATACAACCTCATCTCCAACGGCATCCGCCATAGAAAAGCAAATTATCACCGATGGAGCTGGAATGTGGAAGGCACGAAGCTCCAGTACGGCGAGCGCATCGCGGGATTCTCCAAGGATCCAGCGGAATATGACACGGAGCTCCAGTTTTACGGCCCGGAAAAGAAGCGCAGGGAGCTGATCGGCGCCCTGCACGATGACTTCGAGCGCGATATCCGCAACCTGACCCCGGGCAGGATCATCTGGGAGGACTATTATATCGACTGTTTCATCAGGGAGTCCTCCACGGACCCGGACGAGGAAAATAACACCTGGACGGCGAACAAGATCGACATTTATGCGCCTTATCCTTTTTGGATGCAGGACGTCGAGATTTCTCTCGCCGCGTCGCAGGTGACCGGCAGCGGCTTCCTCGATTACAGATTCGACTATAAATACGACTACTCCGCCCCGGTCATGGGAACGAAGTATTACAAAACAAATTTTCCTTTTGACAGTGAATTTAAAATGGTCATCTACGGGCTCGCCGTCAATCCGAGGATTGTGATAAACGGCTATCCCTACGTCCTGTATACGACCATCCCCGCCGGCTCCTATGCCGTGATCGATTCCAGGGCGCGGACCATCACGCTGTATTCGGGCGGAAGGAAAACGAACCTTTTCAATTTCCGCAACAAATCAGATTCCATATTCAAGAAAATACCGGGCGGCAACCTGAGACTCGTGTGGGACGCTTCTTTCGGCGTCGACATCACGATCTATCATGAGCGCTCTGAGCCCAGAATCGAGGTGGCCGAATGAGTGATGTGATCGTAGCGGCCCCCTCGGGGGAAGAGATCGGGGCAATGCTCTTTACAGAGTACGATTTCGAGATCGGCGACAAGGAGAACAGCTTCCTCGTGACCTGCCTGAGAGCCGAGTGGGAAAAGATAGAGGACGGGTCCAGAATTTACATTCCGGGAACAGAATACGGCGGGATCTACAGAAGGACAGAATCCGACACGAAGCTGGGGACGATCGGCGCCGGCGGCTTCACATGGCGGGGAATGCTCCAGAACAAGATCATCGAACCTCCTTCGGGTCAGGATTATGCCACAGACAGCGGAGAGTTAAACACGGTCATCGGCGCAAGGGTAAGGGCGGCCTTCCCCGGGCTTTTTGTTGGATCCTCCGAGTCTACAGGCGTGACTGTGAGTTACCAATACAATCGATACGTGACGCTCTATGAAGGGCTGAAGGCCATGCTCAAGAGCGTGGGATACAAGATGAAGATCACCTACGACCAGGAACGCTGCGCGGTGGTCGTCGAGGCCGTTCCGATAGTCGACTACTCTGACCAGATTGAATACTCGAGCGATATGAACGCCGATTACAACATGGTCAGAGATCTAACTGGAGTCAATCACCTGATCTGTCTCGGCTCCGGAGAACTCAAAAACAGGACGGTCGTGCATCTGTATGTGGACGCGAATGGAAACATCAGCAGACGGCAGACCTTCACCGGCGCCGATGAGATCGCGAAAGTCTACGACTACGCAGGCGCCGCCAGGGCGGACCTGATCAAGGGAGGGACAGACCAGCTGTCCCAGTACGCCAACGAGACGTCTTTCAAGATTGATCTCGACAGCGACAAGGACGTGGACATTGGCGACATCGTAGGCGGACGGGACTACATATCAGGAATAAAGATGACGGCGCCCATCACGCGCAAGCTCGTCACATGGCGGGAGGGCTTCCAGGACACGGAATATGAGCTTTCAGATGAAGTGAACATAGAAGATCTTGAAGAGACTGCCGGCTTGATGTCGGTCACAAAAGAGGGTGAAACGATATGAATATAATCACAGGATACAGGGGCGAGCCCCATATCACAGAGCAGCAGGACAGGGACATCAACCGCGGGATCTTCGGGGACGATGTCTGCATCATTAATATCGGCTCTCAGATGGCTGCGACGATCATCTCTGCGACAGAGGTCCAGATTGCAGACGGGCTTATGGTCGCGGAAGGATGCGCGGCAGAGGTCCCTTACGGCACGGTCGAATCTATGGAGATTCAGAACGG